TTTTCAAACTCACCAGCTTCCATCAATGTTATATATTCATTTTGAAGGTCTTTAATTGCTTCTTCTTTTTCAAACATAAGAGAAATACCCTTTAATACATCTTCTCTTTGCTCTCTTAATTCCGTGCTAATTAAAATCTTTCCAAATAAAGTTTTCTTATCAGCCTTATCAAGCAAAAACACCGTAGGATACTCAGCAAATAAATCAGCAAAAGCATCTACACCATCTTCAACATTTTCAACAAAAGTCTTTGCAGAAGCTACAAACTTATCCTTAAAATTACTATCCTTCCAAAGATTAGCAGCTTTTTCCTTAGCTGAAGAATTTATAATCTTAAACCTTTCACTTTCATTCAAAGAAACAGTTACAGGGTCTTTCCAATTAAAATATTTAATAGAAGTAAGCGGATGTGTTTGAAGCCTTTCCTTGTAATACTTGAAAAATTCTTCATTATCTAATGTATGCTCATTAAGTTCACTTACCACATCATAATTAATTTGATTATCAAAATTTTTATAAAGCATTGATTCATTTACAATATCATCCAAGAATGAATCCTGCTTCATAATGCTATCCTTATAATCTTCAAGCAAACTTTGTGTATCGGTATCTTCGCTTTCAAAGAAATTATAAGCACTATCTTTGAAGAAATCATTCTTTTCTCTTACTAATTCAATAGGCTCAAAATTACTAAAAGTAAAGCTTTCCTTATCTTTATCAAAAGCATATTCACAAAGATAAAATTGGCCTTGCTGATGATCAAGCAAAATTGCACCATCTTCATAGGTATTTACCAAAACTGCATTTGAACTTTCAGCAATTAATTGTGCCATAATTTTTTCAATGTTTTTATTAGAATATAAATTTAAATCTTCAAAACGATTTAATGTAAGTTCCATATTAAAATCTCCTTAAATAAGTTTTAACCTTTATTTTTATCTTTACCATATCAATTAAATAAAAAACTTTGTTATATTTCTCTTATATAACTTAACATTATTGTTTAAAATATCGTCTTTCGTTATTTTAATCAATTCATCTTTATAGTATTTTTCTTTAATTTCTTTTTTTAAAGAAATGTTTTCACAATAAGCAATATTATTTTCTACTTTAACAACTTTTAAAAAATCACCTTTTGTCTTTTCTTGAAAAAAATCATACAAAATTGACTTATCTTTTCTAAACCATTCCTTTGATTTTTTACTACATGCAAGTGGTTTAGTGATTGTTTTATTGTCTATAACAATATTTTTATTCTTTGCTGAATAAGTAGGATAAAGAGATTTTATAGTAATATAAATTTGGCCAACTTTAAAATCTGGAATCGTAGAACCTATTTCTTCCATCAAAAGCCGTAAAGTATGATTTGCCTTTGTTTCCATATTATTTTAATTTCTTTTTTATCTGCTTATAATCGTCTTTTTCTTCCTTAAAAACAGAAATACTTCTATCTTCATTAAATTCAAGGCCACCAAATTCATTTTGTATAAACATTGAAGAAAGCTTTTTTGTCTTATTGGTTTTCTTGGCTTCTACTTTTTGCTGAATTAAATTACCATCACCATAAAGAACACTTTGAATTGCTTCAATTAATAAATCTGCTTCTTCTTGCTTTTCTTCTTCTTTTATTACTTCTTTCTTTTCATCTAATGCTTTTACTATCTTAAAGAAATCTTTTTGATTTTCAAGAATAAAATCTTTTCCTAACAAATCAATAATTAATTGTTCTTGCTGTGCAGTAGTATTTTCTTCTGGTGCCACTTCAGGAACAGGCATAGCTGCATTTTCTTCAGATGGTTGTTCTGTATTTGCAGACGCTAATTCAGGAGCTTGTTCTGGTGAAGCAGCCATTGGAACTTCTGGCATCATTTCTCCACCGCCTAAACCGCCCATTCCCATATTTGGTATTGCTTGATTTTTATTTTGATCTTCCAATCTCTTATAAAGCATTACATCATTAATTTCCTTATCGGACATTTTCATAATATTTTTTAATATCCATTTTGTAGGAAACAAATTTAAGTTTACAATTGAACCAATCAAAGTCATTCTCTGATTAACAAACTCCATATCAGTAATTTCTTTTACATTTGATGGAGGAGTAAATTCAATTCTAAAGTCTTGTAAATCTTCTTTCTTATAACCAGAAAAAAACAATTCAAGCGCTGCTAATTTATTAAGGCCATCTTCAATATGGCCTTGTATTCTTTCTACATAACGAGCAAACTTTTGATCTATCATTGATAGACTACCACGTCCTACAGCAGCACCAGCACTTGGTTCAAGGTATTCAAGTGGCACATTCATTGTCATAAGAATTTTTTCTTTAAAATATTTTAAATCATCAATAGTACTTAATGCTTGTCCACTTTGTAAAGTATCAATTCGTGTTGAACCTGAACCTTCACGTACTGGAATAAAAATATCTGAAGTAATTGAAAGAACATTTGCCTTTCTATTAATTGTTCCATCATCACCAATAAATTGCTGTGTTCTATAATTATCTCTAAATTTCTGCAAAAATCTTTTTGCTTCAACAGGGCTTAATTGACCAACATCAACATAAAAAACACGTCTTTCAGGGCTTCTACTAATTCTATATACCAAAATTACATCTTCTAGCAATGAAAGCCTTTTAAAAGTTGACATTCCTGGCACTAATAAAGAACCACCATAAGGATTAAATTCCTTATTATCTATTTTAAAATGTACAATTTGCCATGGTTCAAGCCTATAAATTTTTTCACCAGTTTTTACTTTTGTTCTTGAATCAACAATTTTTTCCTTATAATTGAAGAAAGCAAGTTTATCATTAATTTCAACCCGTTCAAATTTACTTGGTTCCAAATAACGTATACGTGCTATTTTTTTAGGATTATCATAACTATCAGGAATTATCTCATAAGGAGCATCACCCATTTTACAAGTCTCAAAAACAATATTCCAAAGCTCTTTATTAATATTTAGCCTATTATAAAATAAATCTTCTAACTTATTTTTCTTTTCTTCATCGTTGGAATAAATTTTTATAACATTGCCATCATCATTTTTTTGAGCGGCATCATCGGCAATTGTTTCAAGTGCTCGATGAATAAACTCCATCTTATCCATTTCTTTAAAAGTATCATAATTTTCTTTTCTACTTCTTGTAACTTCTGTTTCTGAATCACCAAAAAAATCAAAATTAGAAGTTTGTAAAGATGGCATATCGTCTGCATTTACCAAATTTAAATCTTTAATATTTTTTTCAGTAATTCCTTGGCGTAATTCATCAGGAAGTTGAGAAATTTTATTAATGTCTTTCTGAATAGATTCTGTTTGCTTATAATTATAAGCTACTTCTTTACCATTAATTAACATTCTTGCCTCTTATTTTAACTTATCATCAATATTTTTTCTTATTTTATCATAAAGATTTAATTGATAAATTTTTCTATCAAAATCTTTATTAAATTTTTTACCAATTCTTTGCTTAAAGCTTCTTTCAACTTTACCACCACGAGAATAAACAGTATAGTGCTTATCAATATCACTATAAATAGAAGAAAGTGGATCAATTTTTTTTATTTTTTTCTTTAAATTTTTACTTATATATTTCATTTATTCACCAATTATTTACCAAGTAACCACCTATACTCTTCTTCACTACAATTGTATTTTTTCATAAAATCATCATCTTCACTATCACTTGTAATAAAATCAAAGCTATTATTATCTTTGCTATTTTTTAAAGTTAAATCATCAGATACAGAATAATCAATAAATTTGCCATCTTCTGAAATTACAAAACTTTCACCAGAATTAATTACTTTATCTCTATTATAAAGAGCAAAAGAAAGTGCCATAATTGCATCATCATGACCACCTTCTATATGGTCTGGCCTTCCATTGCTCCAAACCCATGTTTCCATTTGAGCTTGTAAACGAGAAGAATAAATTTTAAACTCATTAAAAAGTTCATCTACATTAACCCAATCAATAAACAAATTTGTTATCAATTGACGGGTTTGTACAGTGGTTGTCCATCCTGTAATTACTACAATTCCATTTCGTGTTAATTTTTGTTTATAAACATTTTTATATGGATCGGTTGCATCTAAATAAACACCATTAAAAACAGCTTCTCCAATACCGTTGCTTTCTATAATTACATAACCTTGATTATAATAATTAGCAACTTTTTTAATTATCCTACATAATTCCGGTGTTGAAACAAAACCAATATATTCAGCAACTTGTTCATAATTTTCTACATCAAAAACTTGAATACTTGAACTATCTTTTCCAGAACCTTTCGCAATATCAACACCAAGCGCATAGCGATGCTTGTCTTTAGGCTTTTCCCATATCCATAAACCTTTAATGGTATTATTGCCTAATTTATCTACCATAATTGGTTCTTTTACTTTATTTCTAACTTTTTCCATTGTTTCCGTGCTAAATACAGAATTTCCCATAATAATAAAATCATGTAAAATTTCTTGTCTAAACTTTGCATCAGTCAAAGTATCATGTTGTGATTTTAACCATTCATTTTCTTTCCACTTTAATTCTATTGGCTTAAAATAATTTTTAAGTTCTTTTTTTACTTCACTATTATTAAAATAATCTTTTTGAATAAATTGTTCAATAATACTGTTATATCCTTTTTGTGGATAAATTCCTTCAATATCTGGAACTTCATACCAATCTATTTCTACTAATTTTTCAGTATTGGTATTACCAGTTAATTTTAATTGCTCAACTTGTTCATAATAATATTTTCCTTCACCAGAAGTACCATTTGGTGTAGAAACAATAATTACACTACCACCAGTTCTTGTAAGCGTTGGCTGTGCAGAAGCAATAATTTTATAAGCTAAATTTTCTGAACCATAAAAAGCCGCTTCATCAAGAATTAAAAGAGAAAGTGTTGATGAACGACCAGCATTTGGAGAACGTGGCTCAGATTTTATTTCTGAATTATTTGAAAAAACAAGATTAGATTTATTTTCAGTAAGTAATTTCTTATTAAGAAAATAAGGCAATTTATCAAGTGTTATTTTTATTTTATCTACAAAACTTTGTGCTGCATCTTTATTTTTAGAAACAATAGCAATACTTTCAGATTCGTGAAATAAAGCTCTCCATAAAGAATAGAAAGAAGTAACAGTAGAAATACCACATTGACGAGTTTTTAAAGTTACATATTTTTTATAATTTGGAAGTTCTTTTAATATTTCTTTTTGAAAATAATAAAGCTTAAAAGGAATAACACCCAAATTAGGAACTGAAAGAAAACAATAATTGTTGATAAAATAAGAAGCCGACAAAGAACATAAAAAATATTCTATTCCTATATCAACAAGTTCTTCTTTACCATCATTATATTGAATTATTAAAAATTCATTTTTTGCTTTAGAAAACACTTCTTTTAAATTTGTCTTAATTGAATACTTATTTACTTTTTCTTTTATTGATTTAACAAACTTTGCTTCTTGCTCAGTCATTTTTACTTCCTAATCTATATAAGATTTATACTATATATCTTTATAAAAAAAAGAGGATATTAAATATCCTCTTTTGCTCTAATAGAAATTTTTTTTATTTACCAAAAACATCTTCCCAAACTTGTTTGAATTTAACAGTTTGGCCTAAATAAATTCTATCTTCTGTAACAATATCAGGTAAAGCATCTTTTACTGAAGGATTCATTACAGCATCAACTGAAATAAGCCGCATTCCTTTATTTACTTCAAGCAACCCTTCACCAAGTGGACCATTATATGGTTTTACACTTCCTGTGGCACGAGTAGAAAAACCAATTCTAATACCATCAGATAAAAGTCCTTTTAAAATATTCCCTTTTTCTGTAGAAGTAGGATAAATATCTCCAATAACTGTACCATCTTCTTTTAATTCTATTCGAGGAATATAAAGAGCAACTCTTTCAAGTGATATTTTTGGTGTATCAGTATGATCAAGCTCACCAACAAAACGCCTACTTTGTACTAAAGGAATAATTTCATCAATTGCTTCCTTCATTACTTCATAAGGATATATTCTTTTGTTTTGATTAGCATAATTAGCTCGTGCAATAACACCATGCAAATATTTTATTCTTTCACCTTTTTCTATATCTTCACACAATTCAAGGTCTTTATCATTAATAGGATCACAAAATTCTTCTGTTAACATATTTTTTTCTCCACAATTAACTTTACATAGGCTTAATAAATAAAATAACAATTAATTAAAATTTATTATTTTAAAAAATATAGCATAATTATAAAATTATTTATAAAAATTTTCACCAATGGCGCCGCTCATTTGTTTAATTATTTTGGATTTTGCTAAATCTATAGAATCCAGTGCGGCTTCGACGTTCCCATTGAGTTTTTGTCCAGCAAGACCTTGCAGGTTCACCTTTTCAGAATCAAGAATCGGCACGATAACCTCATAGAGGACGCACACATTTTCGTTGAGTTTAGCGATAGCATCGAGAATCTGCTGTTGCTGTGATTCATTTTTCTCTTCGTCCTTACCAGCTTTTTTCATGCTTGAATCCTTTTCTCTCTTGAAGCGCTGTAAAGTTATAACCGAGATGATGATTGATAGAATTGCTACTACTAAACCCGTCAAAGCCGCCAAATCAAGTGTTACAATCATGGTGCTACTCCTAACTCAATTAAAACTTGTTTTGCTATCTCTTTTGCATGAGTTCTCAACGTTTGATAATCCTGATATTCTTGTGTTCCCGTCTCCGCTAATTCATTGTTAATCAGCGCCACTTCTGCATCTGGTGAATAAACATTGTGAATTAGTGCACTTACAAGCTCTCCATAGCTAGTATTATAGTTCTCAAGTTCAATATACTTGTATTTGTAAACAGTTTTTATTTCATTCATATCTTCAATTTCTATCTGTTCAGCATCATAATCAATCTGCAATTTATTATCAGAATAAGAAATCAAAGATGGAAGATTATCAGACATTCCAGTTTTCATATTCACTCCTTATTTCTTATAACAAAGCCGAGCGCCAAGACCTCTATTATTGCTAGTGCTAGGATCGGAACAAGCCAACTGGAATAATCCAGCATTAGCCCCAGTATTAGCACGGCCTCCAAATTCAACAATTCGCCAACCTACATCTTGAGAGTAATAATCAGTGATATAATGACTGCTATCAGCAGGTGAACCAACTGTCAATGGTAAAAATCCATATAATGTTTGCAATAGTGTTTTTTGATAGCCAGCTATATTACTTATTGTTCCAATTTGAGTATAATTTGTTGTAGTGTCATCAGCAAAATTGGTTGGATTATTACAAATGTAAACAGCATTATTATTGATATTTATTCCATCTATCCATTTCCAAATATGTCCAAATGGATTTTCGATACCTCTATAAGATACATATTTTGTTTTTTCCGTTGCACT